ATAACTTTCTCAACAATGCTAAGTACATCCTCCGGTTTCATCGTAGAGGTGTCTTTCTCACCTTCCCCACTACCATTAGATTTATTAATAGCTGCCAGAAGTTCGTCTAACTTTGCAGAGGAATCACCTTGATCTTTCAGCACAGCATTATCAGTCTCTAAAGTCTTGATATGATTTTGTGCATGTGTAAGCGCAGATAATGCTTCTTCAGCGTTTTTGTACTTCTGTGTACCATCTTCATTAACAATACCGGCAAGTAACTGGTCAGTTGTCTTGTCTTTGTTAACATTAGCTTCATCAGGTTTAATGATGTTGCCGTTTTCGTCCTTTTTAAAAATATCTTTGTCAGACATCTACTTTTCCTTTGTGAAATTTATTAGAGTCCTGATTTCCTCAAGACCTCTTTCGTATGCATTACAATCTGCTTGAAATTCAGAAAATGCAGGCTTATCGTAATTTTTCTTTGAACGTCTATCTCTAGAATTAGCTTCTAACTTTTGTACAAGAAGATTGTCAAGCATTAGGAATAAATCCTTACAACTTGACAGTCTCTTTTCTAAAACTTTAGCCTCCTCCTTCGATAGGGTTGTCGTCCATTTCGGATTCAATCGGAGTTGCGTCATCTACCTGTCCTTCTTCCGTGAGTGTATTAGCGAGAGACATACTCTCCTGTTGTTCTATAAGAGCTATATTAGGTCTTACCAAACCGAAGCGTCCTAATTGAAGACTATCCTCAACAAGCTTGGCTAACTGTATTCCTGATATATGAGGAGCTATCTTCTCAGCCATTGGCCCATTTAGTATACCACCTAAATTCTGGAGTAGTTGTGCTTGTTGTCCGAAGTGACGAGACCCTATAGGTCTAATCGTTCCCGTAGCCATTAAATCATTAGTCGTAACACTTAAAAAGGCTTGAACACCCAATTCTGTATTAACAGTCCTGACAACTTCCTGTATATCCCCTTCATTTATAGCTGTAGCTAAAAAGTTATTCAGCTCTGGTTCTAAAAGATTAATCTCAAAATTATCAATCTTCTCTTGAAATATTCTTCCAGCAGCATTATCTAGAGACTGTACTTCAAAGGCTGTCTTCTCACCCGGAGTTCTTATACCCATTGCTTGTTTAGGAGCACCGGCAAACTCTTCCATACGAGCTTCTAACATTTGAATCTCTGAATTAGCTGCAGCAACACCTGATAGGTTCTGTCCTAATTCCTTGACTTCTCCATCCTCAGAGATGAGTATTTGGGTATTAGGCGACCATGTAAAAGGATCTACATCTCCTTTAATCACAAGAGGAGGATGTACCATAAGGTCTAAAGCGTCTGCTTTTAGATTCTCTAAATGGTCAATCCTGTACTGCATTCCTACTAGATTGGCTAGAGGCCCCATAGCATAGAGATTGTTAGGTCTCTTACGCCAGCCTACCATACTAATTCTGCGCTTACCTAATGGATGAGGTATCTTCTGTTTTATAACAGTAATACTTCTATCTATTATGATAATTTGCATATCTTCTTCTAGAGACTGATTCTCAGTATCCCAGATATCTCCCTCGAAGGTGAGGACTTCTACATAATTGCTTCCATAATATTCTCTTAAGTCTCCAAAACCATCTACACTGAAACGGACAGCTTTATTCCAATCCGTTCGGCTGTATATGCCAGAAGTCCTTCTAATATTACCTGTCTTATCTAATGCGGCTTTCCACTCGTCATTATTCTCTGCAAGCTTTGCAATCTCACCAATGCCCATAATCTTACGGACAATCTTAGGTGCCATGTAAAATTCAGGAGCTACTGGATTAAACACGATATCCATCGGGTCTATACGAAACTCTTTTGGCCCAGTATACCCCTTTATCTCTCTTCCATTTTCAGGATTATATGTTAATTCTCTTACATAGGATGTTGTACTAAAGGCCATCCCTGTATCTATATAATCGTAGAGTAAAGCTGACTGTGTGTCTCTTATCTTACTCTGATTTGTCTTCGTAGTGATATAGCTTTCAATAGCTGCTATCTTTTCCTTTGTTTGGTCTGAAGCCTCGTAGCCTTCCCATTTAACCCAATTATCATTAGGAAACAAAGCACTGATATAATTAGCATGAAGATTATCACGAATCTGACAAAGCTTAGGTATTGTTGTTTTATTCTTCCAATCTAAGTCGTCAACAGTCGTTGTAGTTGTATCTGTAGCAAATACATAATTCTGTACTTCAAGGACTTCCTGAATGAAGGGATCACGTTTCTGATTCCAAACATCCCAAAGTCCTCCTACTTCTTGTGCAACATCATCTGCATTATCAGAGAAGAGTGCCTTTAATTCCTGAACCTTACCTGCCATCTCTTACTCCAATCATCTGAATTTCATGCCACCGAATCTTTTATTAAACTGAATAACATTATTATCCTTTTCTTCAAAGTTCCTAAATTTACGAGGAGGTTTTGCAATCTCAATAACGGAAGCCAAAGCATCCTTCAAGTCATCATGCTTTGGCCGTGCTAAAAGAACTTCCTCTTCTAATGCTGCAGTCCAGCCTCCCTTCTTATGCCAGATAGTCTGGGATTCGTATCTATGCTCAATAACAGCTCGTATACGCTCTTCCTTACTACCCTCATGCCTAGAAGGTCTATGATCTTTAACGGGAAGGGTCATACCCTCCTTTCTAATCATATCCTTTATATCTTGAACGATAATAGCCTGTGCTGCAGTCACCTCTGCTCTCAGCTTTGTGAATGACCATTTAGCATGAGCATCTACAATGTTCTCAAAGAACACGGCTGTCTTATTCGTCTTAAATCTATAAATATCTAAAACATATATAAAACCTTCTGCGTCTATACCTATGACTACGATAGCCGTATAATCTGACCTCTTTCCTTTAGAATAGGCAAAATCTATAGAAGCGTATACGTTAAGTGGTCTCTTCCTGACACACCACCTTCCATTCGTATAGGTAACATCCTTATCATCAAAGTATTGAAAGCAACTCCTGTTTATCCGGTTACTTCCCACTTCGTTAGGATTATTGTAATACTGTGCATAGAACTGTGTCTTATCTGAATACTCTGCATATATTCTTGCTAGAATGTTCTGACTAAATCCATAGGCTTTACCATCATCTCTTATAGATCTAGGCCATAGAAATGAATTATCCACTTCTACCTTTTCTTCTAGAATCTTCCAGACAGGAAGGGTATCTAGCAAGTCTCCAGACTCCTCATCAAAGACCTCGTACTTCTGATCAGCCCATGTGTCATAAACATCTGATGGGTGGTAGCGCGTCCCACAGGCCATTGTAAAGCCTCCGGGATTACGTATCGAAGTGAACTGAGAGGACTTCTTTCTTACAAGCTCTCGTCCCTCTTCTGTGTAAGCGTTCTCAGGAACAACTAAGTCATCTGGAACAATTATATCTGAATGCCATCCTGTTGTATTCGTTGTCAACCCTGCAGTCATGACGGTAGCATCTCGTATAGCCTCTTTCGATCTAGCTATATGATCTATACTAATCTTACTATTATTCCAGAGAGCTCTTCGTCCTACTTCAGGATTAATGAATTCTGGGTAAAGCTTTTGATAACGAGAGCTCTCGAATATCGTCTTAATAGCAAAGAGCTGTGTTTGAGCTAAATCAGATGTTGCTGATAGATAGAGAATGGTTACTTCAGGATGATTAGTTATAACCCAAGCAACCCATGTAGCTGTCATATGGCTTTTTAAATGTGCTCTAGGAAGAAGAACCAGAGTATTCGTAGTCTGCCTCTCACCCATACCAAAGAGACTATAATCCATCATCTCCTTGAATATCTTCATATGTATATCGCCATACATATAACCTGGATTCATGGTCTTCGCAAATGTTCTCAAGTCTCTAAAACAGTTAACTCGGAGTTGTTTAATCTCCTTAGGCATACGTTTTAGCTGTTCATCTGCGTGTTCTCTCCAATCCATTTACTTCACCGATTTTAATTCAAACTCATCATATAGTTTAGAACGAATTTTACTTTCCTTTTTAATAGTCTCTTTTGAGGGTCGTCCCGGAAGTTTCCGTCTCCAGCCTGCCTCCACTAAATACTTAGAAGCATTATATCCTTTTATTCCTTGGGACTCTGTGTAGATCTTCTGAAGAGCTTCTGCTCTAAGCTTTACCTCCAACTCCTCTTCCCAAGAAAGAATATGGTGCTCTAGCGTTGGTGATTCCTTTAATACAACCCAATGCGTGTATCCCCCTAGAAACTTATCAGAATATATATAGCACGTAGGGTCATTACACGTAATAAAGTCTTTGCGAGCTTCCTC